AGACGGTCAGCCGACGAAACTGTAAATTTTATCCCTGTGCGCATCCAAGCAGAATCGCACATCCAGCACCGCTTGGGAATCCCCATAGGGAATCATCCGTTACGCGTTATCCACTAGAAAGAAAGACACGTTCAAGCCGTGCTTCGAGTAGCTTTCAGACGATATTGCTTTGAGTGTCGAGTTAGTGCCAGGGTGAACAAGGGTCTTGCGGCTTTCGATAGGGCGAACACGTTTGGTCAACTCTTCGTCTTGCTGCACAAATTGATTGGAGCAATTGAAGGCGATACCCGCATTTTCACGGTCAGCCGCTGCCATCACGACTTGACCACCCGCTTCAGCTTCAGGCCCCATAAAGTGCGCAAGGCCAAGTGCGGCGGCAAGTGTGGTCTTTGCATTGCCGCGCGGTATCCAAATGCAAGCGGTTCGGGTCAGCCTTGATCCGTCAGGCTTTGACGGCCCGTAGATGCGCTTGATTGTCGCGTCCTGAAACGGATTAAGCACAAATTGCTTGCCTGCAAAGTCGCCTTCCCAAAGCTTCAGGCGGCGCACAAATCGGCAAACCTTGTCAGCCCTGCCAGTCGGGTCTTCGTATAGCGCCGGGTCAGGCGAGAAGTTCGGTATCCCATTGGTCATTAGTTGACTTGCCTTCGTTTTCGCCAGCCATGCGCCGCCGGTGAGGCGTTAGCCCCAATTCAGCAGCCAATAGTCTGGCTTCGCGCATAGCTGCGCTTTGCATTTTGAATGCCGCGTGCGGCTTTTGACCTTTGTCGGTCGCTTCCATGCGGCCTTCACGGCCCATGATTTCTTCAGTTTCGCGCACCATGCCAGCCGCCACGCAGTAGGCTTCAAGCGTCGCCATCGTGTCGGGGTGCAGCTGGCCGGTTTTGAATAGGTGCGGCGCAGACCTTTGCCATTCAGCCTTGGCTTGAGGTGTGAACCAGTCTGGCGCAGACGGACAACGGCCCTTCAAGAAGCCGCCATCGATCACGGTTAAAGGCGGCTTACGGCCCTTCATGACCAAAAGCCCCAATTCTCGCGAGATTGCGTTTGTGTTGATCCCAACGGTTTAGCGGCAACAGATTTCAAATTATCGATGCCCCCCGCCACATTCGCACGGCCAAAGCCGCCGTCTTGTGTCGCGGTCTTACGGTTGTGACATGGCGTGCAGAGCGGTTGCCAATTGTCCTTAGACCAGAACAGCGCACTGTCGCCCTTGTGTGGCTTAATGTGATCGACAACGGTCGCAGGCTGGCCGCATGATTTGCATAATTTATTGCTAGCCAAGAAGGATGATCGTGCCTTTGACCAAGCGCCGTCATAGCCGCGAGCGCTGGAAGTTGGTCGCGACAGATCATACCTTGCACGGCTCGCTGTCGCGCACGCTGGACACCTTGCACCATGATAGGGCGGGTGTCCGTGTGGGCAGTGCTTCAGGACAGACCAAGGCATATCAGAAGGCCCATGTTCTGTGATTGACAAGGAAGCCATCATCGGAAGTCGGCAGCCCTTCACGGTGAGCGTAAAGCGCACCAATGCGGGCAAGCAATCTAGCAATGATGGGTTCTGGAATGCTGGATGGGGACGCGCCATAGCCTGCAACAAAGGCCACAGAGACGGCTTCAGGCTGGTTTCTGGCGCTCGGCCATGACTTGCCATAAGCCGGATGGATCGTGGCAGCGCTAACGCCTCCAAGCCCAACGGCCTGATAGTTTAAAGGGGCGAGCGTTTGGACTGCGCCATTGACGTCAACATAAGTCAGCGACGTGATTGACTGACAAGGCGGCAGCGGAATTTCGATAAAGTCAGGGAAGCTATCCAGCGTCAACTTCCAAGTCTGGTTGATCAGGCAGCGACCAAGCGCGCCGTCGATCCCGTCGAGACTATTGGTTGCGGCTTCAATGTAGGCGGCAAGAAGTGCATCTTCTTCATTGTGATCGATACGGCAATGCGCCTTGGCCAAGTCCAGTGAAATGGCGCTTTGAAGCGGCGGCGTGATAAGTGTCAGACCCATGATGAATTCTTTCAGGCGGTTGCCCGGCCAGTTTCCCAGCCGGGCTAGTTCGCGGTTACACGGGGGCGGTTTGTGGGTTGCCGCGAACCAGAACCGCAGCAAGAGCGATGGATGTGCCACTATTGAGAGTGACCACACAACGCACATAACGGCGGTTCATTAGGTATCCGACCTTCACGACGGAATCGGCGGCCAAGACGGCGGGAAAGGTGCCAATCAAGCCAGCGGCAGGAACATCGACAAAGCCGCTTCCCTGCAAATCGCTTTCTTGAAGCCGGGCGGTGAAGTTGCCAGAAGCAACGATTGCGCCCGTTGAGATGACCAGCGATGCGGTCGCATAGCCAGCCAAATCAAGACCGGTGCCGGTCGTTGTCGCGTTGATGACGGCGGGCGTGATTGCAGTAACCGGCCCGATATTGGAGTGAATGTCAGCCATTGTGAAAGCCCTTTCCTAGACTGCGCAGCGAAGTTTGCGGATAGCTTCAGCCAAGACCACGGCCCCACCGACGCGGCGGCGGGCGTGATAGCGGACAAGACCTTTGGTCGCGACGGTGTAAGGGTCACGCATGACGCTCATCGAAACGCGGTCATAAATCCGATAGCCGCGATTGAAGTCACCGAAGGCAATCGGTTCAGCGTTTGCGGCAATCGAAGCCATATCTGGCGCTTCAATGACCGGACGGCCCAAGATGGTTTCGGGCTGGCCTTCTTGAAGCGATGGTTGCCAGAGATACTGGTTGGTAGTATCTTTTAAGCGCCGGATGGTTGCCAGCGTTGAGCCGTTCATCATCCATGCGCCATTCGCCCGATAGAAGGGCGACAGAGCGTAAAAAAAGCCAATCAGCGTATCGGCTGGATTGGTGCCCAGCGTCGCGGCTGCGCCAGAGTTGATTGCTGTAACCGTGCTGTCAGTCATGAAGCCCAAAGGCTTCTTGACGCCATCGCCATTCACCAACGCAACACCTTCAAGGCGGCCAAACTCTTCGGCCAAGTCGAAGGCGACTTCGCTTTCAACATTGATTGCCGAATCTTCAAGCAGGCGTTGCGAAACGTCTGTGAAGGCGGTCGTTTCGTTGATCGCGATTTCGATTTGACCATAGGTCGAGCTGGATTCAACACGGTCTTCAGTCTCGCCAGACCAACGCGCTGTCGGGCGTCCGGTGCGACGTGGAAGCTGGACTTCAGCCGATGCGGTTTGACCAACTCTTGCGGCTTGGCGAACCGGAGAGAAGTCAACGATGCCCTTGACCACTTCGGCAACAAAGTCCGCCGGTGCAAGATAGCCGCCAGCGGTATCTGGCGCGATTGCAAGTGCTTTGACTTCATCGGCCGACATGGCTTCACGGCCAGAGCGCAAGAAGCTAACGAATGCCTTAGCTTCAAACTTGGCAGGATCGGCAGTGGGTTCAGATGATGCGCCCGGACGGTTTAGCTTCAACTCGATGCGGGCAGCGGATTTCGCCACTTCACCAACGCTAGCTTCGACCGCCTGCAAGCGGGTATCGATGTCAGTAACCGTTTCTTCAAGTGCCGAAACGCGAGTGGTAACTTCTTCAGTGTCCGCTTCAGGCGCGGGTGCCTTTGTTTGAACAGCCATTTCGGCCTTGCTCCTTTGAAAAGCCGCACCCAATGCGGCGGGGTTGTCGGCTTGCGCCGTCTTCACGTCGGTAATCCGCGCCCGCGATGCAGCGGGAACAGAAACAGGCGAGATTTCGATTAGATCGATGGTCTTCAGGACACGCCCGCCATCGGCCCGGCGGTCAAAGTCAACGGTGCGATAGCCAATGCTTAGACCATTCAAGGCCCCGGCCTTTAAAAGCGCATAGGCTTCGCGACCGCGTTGCGTGTCGAGGATCAAGCGGCCCTTAACAGCAAGGCCAAAAGCGTCTTCTTGGACGTCAAGCCAGACGCCAATCGGTTCGGCCTGGTTGTGTTGCCAGAGCATAAGTGGGCTTGTGCCAGCCGCTTTATGGTCGGCAAGGCTCTTGGCAAAAGCACCCTTAGCAATGATGTCGCCATAGGAATCAGGCTCGCCACCAAATGGGCTTGCATAGCCGGTGATCGTGCCTTCAACGTCGTTTGACGCAAGTTTAACTTCAAGATTAAGCCGCTCCATCACTGCCCCCAGTCACCGGCGCACTGGCGTCTTCGGTGTTCAACGGAAGCCGGAATTGATCGCCGCCATCATAGGGATCACGTCCCATTTGGTGGTGTAGCACGCGGTG